ATGGCTAAGGGATTTGATATCACCTCGCTGTTCGGGGACGCCGCAGCCGTGTCCAAATCGGACACCGACCGCACGGTCACGATGATTGACATCGACAAGCTGCAGGCCAACGAGAAGAACTTTTACAAGGTCAGCAAAAAGGACCTGGACGACCTCAAGAGCAGCATTGAGATATCCGGTATTCTCGACCCGCCGAGCGTCTGCAAGGCAGACGGCGATAAATACCGCATTATTTCCGGACACCGCCGCTGCGAAGCCGTGCGGCAGCTGGTCAAGGAGGGGCACACGGAGCTGCGCATGGTGCCCTGTTTCATCCGCAGTCCGCAGAGCGCGGAAATGGAGGAGCTGGAGCTGATCTGGGCGAACGCCACGTCGCGCGTCCTGTCCTCGCCGGAGCTGGCCCAGCAGGCCGCCCGCGTGGAGGAGCTTTTATATCAGCTCAAGGAGCAGGGCGTTGACTTTCCCGGCCGGATGCGCGATCACGTCGCGCAGGCCTGCAAGATCAGCCGGACAAAACTGGCAAACCTGCACGCTATCGAGACCAACCTCCGCGAGCCACTGCTCGGCATGTGGCGCAAGGGGACGCTCAACGATGCGCAGGCTCTGGAGCTGAGCCGGCTTGACGCCGGGCTGCAGAATCGGCTTGCGGGCCTGTTCCCGCGCATGAGCAAGGACGACCTTCCGGCATCCGTAGTCATACCAAAGCTTGGAGAGTGCGCCAAAATGGGCGCAAAGTGGCAGGCTTGTTCCGGTATGTGCCCGGCTGGTGATGGTCTTACCTGTCCGACCGCTCGCGGAGACGCATTCTTGCGGCATGATTTGGGCAATTACTACGATATGTGCCAAGGCTCAAAATGCTGCTGGACCTGCCGCAATGGTCGAACGGCTGGCGGATACAACGCCTGCGACAGTATGTGCAGCCGTGCGAAAGCGGCCCGCACTGCCGCTAACCAGCAGAGAAAAGACAAGGAAGAAGCAGCAGCCAAAAAGGCCGCGGATAAGGTCAAACAGGCGTTTATTGCGGAGGCGAAGCGCTGGCTTGCTGCCGCCGATGCCGCCGGGCTGTCGGACAAAACGAAAATCGATATCTCATCCTATTCTTCGGTGTCGGTCAAGGAACTGCGCAGCTGGGCGGCAGGGAGAGATCTTGACCATCGCGGTTTTTACCGCAACGATCTGGAACCCCGCTTTGTCGACGTGTCCAAGGTATCCAAGCAGCTGCAGTGCTCCGCGGATTATATCTGCGGCACTATCGATCAGCCGTGGCCAATCGTCCCGCTGTCGGAAACGTTGGAATCTAATCAGCCGCCGAAGTGGAGCACCGGGACACCGCCTGCATCCGGCTATTACTTCTGCAAATTCGACTGCGCTGGCGTGACACTCCGCAATGATGCTACCTATAACGCTGCTTCTGATACATGGTGCTTCCCGCGTGGCACCACGAAAATTGATGCAGTCTGCACAGCATGGGTGCGGCTGCCGGGGGAGGACGACGCATGATAAAGGACCGAAATGACATGGTCGATCTTATGGTCGAGCTGCTGGAAACAGAAATCTCCGAACCAGATTATATCCCGATTGCCCGCGGGCGGGAAATTATCAACGAGATCGCCGACTATGCGGAGGGCACAGATATCTTCGCGGCGAGAGGATCCCTTGGCGATGAGCTGCAGAGGTGGCATTACCCGGAATTGTTTGCACATATGCTGGATCGGTGCGAGAGTGCGCCGACGATGTTCCACATGAGCGCAAGCATTATCCTGCTTATGCCGTTCGTGCAGCGAAAACTGTTGGAACTGGAGGTTACTACATGACGACGAATGAGGTTTTGCGTGCGCTGGACGCACTCGCAGTCGAGACCGGCAGCCTTGCCTGTCTGGGCTGTGGCCGCGAGCATAACTGCGGCGCTCATGGCTGCGCGATCATTCGCGCAGCGGGACTAACAATCAGAGAGTTGATCGCCGAAAAAGGACAGCTCAAGCGACGGATCCGGTTTCTCTATGCGATGTCGGTTCCGGGTACGCTGCCGGAAGAACCGGAAAAGAGGGATGATCCATGAGTGAGGAGCTTATCAGCCGTAGCGCGGCGCTGACAGCAATCTTTGCATGCATTTGCAGGCACCCGCTAGACGCAAGCATCCGTCCAGCATACGAAGAAGCGGTGGAGGCGATTGGGCGTTTGCCTGCTGCCGATGTTATGCCGGTGGTGCGCTGCGCAACCTGCGAATACGTGAGGCCAAGTATTAACGCCCATACCGGAGAGTAGGTCGGGATCTGGTGCAGCCTGCATGATATCCTCAACGTGAGTCCGACCGACTACTGTAGCCGGGGCGAAAAGAAAGGAGTAGATGGATGACACGTAAACGGTTTATCAAGCTATGTATGGGACGGCTACATTTGTCACGCAATCAGGCGGCGGCAGCCGCAGAATCCAGAGGGCTTACGTATCATATGCTGCGAATGGCCATATCGATGCAAGAGTGTGCGCAGGCCTTTGCTCGAATGTCATGCTTGGTGGCGCATGTGGATTCCGGCACGGAAATTCGCTACCGGCACGTCAAAAGTGTCCGCGACGGAGTGATTGAGTACGATGAGTGACACTGACAAGCGCGTCGTGATCCGCATCAAGCGGCACATTCCCATCTACCCGCATCTGGCTCCCGCTGTCGGTGAGACCGTTGTGGCGGACAGGCTGAATGACTCGTACAGCAACAGATACTTTTATGTCCTCTGGCGTGCCGGTAAGCGCGTGATCATCCGGCCGGACGAATGCGTGGAAATCACGCCAGAGGAAGCCTGGCCGCAGATGTCGACTTCCGGCCGCTGGGCAAGAATGCACCGGGAGAGATCCCGGGAGTCCGCACTCCGAAGCTATTACAGGAGGAAAGGAAAGAAATGAGGCGTCGGTACATCAAGCGGCTCATGGCGCTCGGCATCCAGCGCAATGAGGCCGCAGAACTGTGGATGCGATATGGCCGGCAGCTCTGGCCGCCGAGGCTGGCGCTGCCGGGACGATAAAGGAGGAGCAGCATGATTATTGAGATTCTGACACTGGCTGCACTGATCGAGTGGATCGTCATTGGTGTGCTTGTTGTCAAAAGCATTTGCGGCGCGTGCAAAAAGATCTGCGTCGTAGGGGACACGATGTTGGGAGAGATGCAACCCGGAGGTGTGGACGGTGGCTGATTTCATGACGCGCATGGATGAGGTCAGGCGCAACGGCATGGCAAATGCGTTTGACGCCGGTGTACAGAAGGGTGCGGATCTGATTCTGTGTGCGCTGGCGCTCGAGTTCGGCTTCGGCCCCGAGCGAATGCGGCGGCTTGCGGCCAAGGTCGCAGAACTTGATAATGCGCATCGGGCCGCATGGAACGGCAGCGACGAGGCGGACTTCCACAAGGAGCGGATCGACTCTGTACTCCGGATCGCCTGCGGCGACGCCTTTGTCCCGTTCGACCTTCGAAACGAGTTCATTCTGCCGACGCACTACGACAAGCCGGCGCGGCCGCGTAAGCGCAGGCACTGATGGATCCAGTATCATCCGGTCAATTAGTTTACATGGACTATGGCGGCAGCTGCATGCCATGGCTGCTGCCGCGGGGATCTGACCGGTCATGATATGGGCTCGCCGTGCATCCCTCACACGGCGAGCCCGCCAAAAGAACCAGGAGCCCGCCAAAAGAACCAGGAGGTGATCCTATCCCATTCTCACGCACAATCAAAGAAATCTATGCTGGCCCGTGCTATCGCGCTATCGACAGCGCTGCAATCCGTCCACAGGCCGGACGAAGGTCTGGGCGCTCGGATGAGACTGCACCGTATCAGCAGTATCTAAATGATAAGTCATCCGTGCAGAAGCTGGAGCATCTGATCGAGGCAAACTTTACGCTGGACGATCTGTTCGTCACCACGACATACGCGGACGACTTCCTGCCGCCGAACTATGATATCGCCGCTCGCCGACTGCGCGCGTTCTTCGCGCGATACCGGCCAGCACGTAAAACGCGCGGTTTGCCCTATGATTATGTGTATGTCATAGAGGGCGAGCACGGCGACAAACGTATCCATCATCACATGATCCTGCCTGCTGACGGCGGCAATGCGGAACTGATCCGCGAGCTGTGGCGATACGGTAGTATGGATATCGAGACGATCCGCCAGTTCGGCTTGCGGCCAATCCGCGGCAGCCCGGCTCTGCTGCTGTCCGAGTATATTGAGATGTTCGGTCCAGACAAAGGGCCGGGACATTATGAGATCGACTGCTATCATAAGGTTGCAATGTACATGACAAAGGAGCCGCGCAAGACTGGCAGGGCCAGATGGCAGGCTCGCATGTACACACCATCGAAGGGGCTGCAGCAGCCCGTCATATTAGAACGAACACTGGAACCAGGAGAGCATTATGAGCCGCCGGACAATGTTGTGCAGTTGTCAGCTGAGCGTAAGGATAACCGATATGGGGACTTTGGATATACGTTCGGCTGGGTCAAAAATCAAACCGGGATAAACATTTTCGGCTCGAAACAATCAATAAATAACGGGAAGGGTGGATAAAAGTCTTGCAAAACAGAATTGCGCGTGATATACTGTTGGTGTCAGCGGATGATAAACTGATCTGCCCACTGTGCGGCAGGCCAACGCAGCAGCGAGTGCTGCCGACATCCAGGCTGATCGACTTCCCGCTTTACTGCAAGCATTGCAGGAAAGCGACAGTCGTAAACGTGAATACGAGCCAGAGCCAAAGCCAACGTGCTAGTGCCAGCGCCAAATGATTTGACCATGATGGTCGGATCGTTTGGCGCTTTTGTTATGCAGTCGAGGTGATAGCCGGCTGGCAGATGCGCCGCGATCCGTTCAGGGTCACGGCGCTTTTCTTTTTTGCCGATGGATTACAAGAGCAAGCGATGGCTGGCGCTTCGGGCGCGCGTCCTTCGCCGGGACAAAGGCCTGTGCCGTGAGGCGATGCGGTACGGCCGGCGCGTCGAGGCAACGACGGTGCACCATGTCTACCCGGTCGAGGATTATCCGGAGCTGCAATGGGCCGAGTGGAATCTGATCTCGGTCAGCCAGCAGGCGCACAACAGCTTTCACGATCGGTCGACCGGAAAGCTGACGCCGGCCGGGCTGGCCTGGCAAAGACGAATAGCCCCCCCTCGAAAAACGAAAACGGAAGGGGCCTCGGTCACCGGGCTGGGGGACTCTTTCCGACGGACGGAAAATAACGGGAGGGGGTAAGCGACAAGAAAATACGCGAGCAGGATGCGCGCGCAAACGACGCGGGCGCGCGTGTCCCGGGTCATCCGGTTTCCCCAGGCGCGGGGTTATTCTCTCCACCTCCGCCTGGAACGCATGGTGAATCCTCTACCAGCCTGGGCGCGGCTTTTCGGCCGCGCTTGGGGAAACCGGATGACGGAATCCGAGGTGATCAACAGTGGCCAGAGAGGACATGATTCGCGCCGACATGCAGGCCGTCGGCACTTACAACCAGATTTTTGAGCCGACGATCAAGCAGCTGGCCAAGACAGAGCGCGAGCTCAGTCGCGCGGAGAAGGCTTGGAAAAAGGCGGGCGGCCTGATGGTCGCAACTCTGACCAACAAGACTGGCGGCGAGTACACAGCGAAGGACCCGAACTGGACGGTCGTTGAGAATCTTCGTGCGACGGTCACGGGCCTGCGCAACCAGCTGGGACTGACGCCGACCGGCCTGAATAAGGCCCGCAGCAAGCAGACCGTGAGCACGGACCGGTCGAAGATCGAGCAGCTGCTTGACGATGCGCACAACTACGCTGTCGAGCACGCAGCAGAAAACCAGCGCGACGTCGACGCCTACGTCGACAAAGTGCTCAGCGGGGAGATCGTCGCGTGCGAATGGATCGTCCTGGCATGCCGGCGTTATCTCAACGATCTGGCATCCTGCCGATGGGATTTCCGGCCGGAGCCGGCCTGCGAGATCATCGCCATCATCGAGACGACGCTCTGCCACCAGCAGGGTGAGTTCCTGGACGCGAGCCCTTTGCGCGGCACGCCGTTCTACCTGCTGCCCTACCACAAGTTCATCTGCTTCAACATCATGGGGTTTTACCTCAAGGGGACAAACAAACGGCGGTTCAAAGAAGCGCTTGATTTTATCCCGCGAAAAAACGTCAAGACCACGTTCGCCGCCTCGCTGGCTTGGGCGTTGGCCTTGTATGAACGCCGGTCCGGATCCAAGGTCTATGAGGTCGGCGGTGCGCTCAAGCAGGCGCTCGAAGGATTCGACTTCCTGAAATATAACGTCTATCGCCTCGGTGTGACGGTCAAGGAAGATGCAGAGCGCGGCCTGCGTATCACGGACAACAACATGGAGCACTCCATTGTCGGCGATATCGGTGACGGATTCATCTCCGTCAATGCCCTGGCGGCAAATCCCGAGAAGCAGGACTCCTTCAATGCCAACATCGTCATCTGCGATGAGGCGCATGTGTATAAGTCGCCGAAGCAGTTCCAGAAGCTGCGTGATGCGACAAAGGCATACACCAACAAGCTTGTCATCATCATATCTTCCGGCGGCGCGAACGCGCTAGGCTTTCTGGCGCAGCGCGTGGAGTTCTGCAAGAAGATCCTCAACGGCACTATCAAGGATCCGTATGCCGACGAGATCTTCATCTTTATCGCGCAGGCCCCGACCAATGAGAACGGCGACGTCGACCTTCTGGATCCGAAGGCACTGGAGGCCGCAAGTCCCGGTTGGGGCTACAGCATCCGGCCGCAGGATATGATCAACGACGCTGCACAGGCCGAGGCCGACCCGCAGCTGCGCCCTGAATTTTTAAACACCTCGCTTAACATCTTTACGGCTGCGCTGCGTGCCTGGTTCGATATTACCGAGTGGCGCAAGTCCGACGCGAAGTACAACTGGACGCTGGCGCAGCTCGCACGCCTGCCGATCAAATGGTACGGCGGCGCGGATCTCTCCAAGATGCACGACTTGACGGCCTGCTGCCTGTTTGGCCATTACAAGGGTGTCGATATTATCATCCCGCACTGCTGGTTCCCGCGGCCGGCGGCGGAGATCAAGGCAAACAAGGATCAGATCCCGCTGTTCGGCTGGAAAGATGACGTATGGCTTGACATGACCAACGACAAGGTCACGAACTACAGCGACATCGTCCGATGGTTCAAAAAACGCCGCGGCGAGGGCTTCAAGATGCGCCGGATCGGGCACGACCCGAAGTTCTGCCGTGAGTACTTTGTCGAGATGAAAAAGGAGCATTTCCCGGTCAAGGCGCAGATGCAGACCTTTATCCTGAAATCCGAGGGGTTCCGATATCTTGAGAAATCTGCGAAGCAGGGAACGCTCTATTACATGCACGCGGAACCGATGGAATACTGCGTGCAGAACGTAGCCGGCGTCGAGAAGGCCGACGACATGGTGCAGTACCAGAAGATTGAGCCGAATCTGCGCATTGACGTGTTTGATTGCGCGGTCTTCGCAGCCTGCGCTTACCTGAATGATTTGAGCGAGAGCAACAAGGGTGCTGGATGGTATGACAGCGCCAGGGATGAAACGGAGGCTGATGCCGATTGAAAGTGAAACCGCAGCGCCGCAGCGCTGCAAGCGACCAGTCCTGTCTGCAGTGGCTGGTGTCCAATTCTGACACGCTGGCTGTGACGGGATATCATCGGCTGATCGACAGCCCGGATGTCCTGGCGGCGGTCGGAGGGCTGGCGGACATCGTCAGCAACGCGACAATCCAGCTGTTCCGAAATGCGGAAAACGGTGACGTTCGCGTCCGGAACGAACTCAGCCGGTTTGTCGATATCCATCCATGGCGGTATGGCGGTCGGAAAGACTGGGTCGAGTGGATCGTGCAGACAATGCTGCTTTCGCCATGCGGCAGCGCCTTTGTCTTGCCGCAGACGCGGGATGGCCTGCTTGCCGATCTGACGCCGATGCCGGGCGCGACGGCGTCCAGCACGGACGGCGGTGCGACCTACTACGTGACATGGCGCGGCAAGATGTATGACCCTGCAACGGTGCTGCACTTTAAATACAGGCCGGATCCGGATCAGCCGTGGCTTGGCCTTGGCCTTCGGGCGAGCCTGCGGGACGTGACCGGCAATCTCCGGCAGGCGTCCGCCACAAAAAAGGGCTTTATGTCCGACAAGTGGAAGCCGTCTGTCATTGTCAAGGTCGACGGCCTGTCCGAGGAGTTTTCAAGTGAGGCCGGCCGTAAGCGGCTGATGACCGAGTATCTGCAGAACTCCGAGGCCGGTGCGCCGTGGATCATCCCGGCGGATCTGATGGACATTCAGCAGGTCAAGCCGCTGAGTCTTGCAGATCTCGCCCTCAAGGATGGCGTTGAGCTGGACAAACGTGAGGTCGCGGCAATTGTCGGCGTGACGCCGTATATGCTGGGTGTCGGCAGCTACTCCGACGCCGATCACAACCACATGATCCGGACGACGGCAACATCCATCGCGAACATTATCTGCTCGGAGCTGACACGCAAGCTTCTGCTGTCCCCGGACTGGTATTTTAAAATGTCTGTCCGCCGACTGTACAGCTACACGCTCAAGGATCTGGCCGACGTCTCCAGCTCTCTATATGTTCGCGGGCTCATGCGCGGCAACGAATGCCGCGACTGGTTGGACCTGTCTCCCGTTGATGGTTTGGATGAGCTTGTTATTCTTGAGAACTATATCCCGGCTAACATGATTGGCCAGCAGAAAAAATTGAAGCAAGGAGGCGAAGGCAATGGCGAATGAGCGCACTGCACGCCAGATCCGCAGCTGCTCGCAGCAGTTTACAACCCGCGAATCGGCTGACGATCTCTATATTGAGGGCTACTTTGCCGTCTTTAACTCGGAGTATCCACTCTGGGAGGGCGCAAGCGAGATCGTCAAGCCCGGCGCTTTTGACGCCAGCATTTCCGGCGATGTCCGCGCCCTTATCAACCACAACACCACGCTTGTGCTCGGCCGCACGAAGTCCGGCACACTGACGCTGCGGCAGGATACCCGCGGCCTGTGGGGATCTGTCAAGGTCAACCGGCAGGACAGCGCGGCGATGGATCTGTACGCGCGGGTCCAGCGCGGCGACGTCGATCAGTGCAGCTTTGGCTTTGAAATTAAGCGCGAGACCTTTGTTGATCTTGGCGGCGGCAAGTATCGTTGGGAGATTGAGGAGGTAGACCCGCTGTACGAGGTAAGCGTCTGCACATTCCCGGCGTACACCGAAACGAGTGTGTCGGCCCGCAAGCATGATCTGGAGGAAATCAACCGGCGTCGCTGCGAAGCATGGCGCGCGTCGGCAAGAAAGAAACTTGGAGGTAACAATGGCACTTAAAATCCTGAGACGCCAGCAGGATCTGCGCAGCATGCAGGCGCAGATGGAAACGCTGGTCAGTGAGCGCGACAGCTTCGCGGCCCGTGAGCATGAGCTTGAGGCGGATATCGCCGCCGCGCAGACCGAAGAGGACCGCGCCGCTGTCGACGCCGCAATCGACGAATTTGAGAATCAGCGAAACGCAAACGTCGTGGCCATCGCAGAACTGCAGGCCCGCATTGACGCAACAACCGAAGAAATCCGCAGCCTTGAGGCTGCCCAGACGCCGCCTCCGGCGGCAGGCCAGCCGGCAGCACCGGCGGAAGAAAGGAGTAATAACACCATGCCCATGACCAACCCCGAGCGCCGTTGGCTCGGCCTGACCTACCAGGAGCGTGACGCTCTTCTGCAGGCTCCCGAGACCCGCGATTTCCTGTCCAACATCCGCGCGCTTCGCGCGTCGCAGCGCAGCGTCAGCGGCGCAGAACTCGGTATTCCCGACAACCTGCTGCCCATCCTGCGCGACCTGACCTATCAGTCGTCCCGCGTCCTGCCGTACATTTCCGTGATGACAGTTGGCGGCACCAGCCGTCAGAACATCGCAGGTGTCGCTCCGGAAGCCATCTGGACGGAAATGGACGCCGCCATGAATGAGCTGGATATCAACTTCTACCAGCTGACCATGGACGGCTTTATGGTCGGCGGCTACATCGCCCTGCCGAACTATGTGCTGTCCGACGACACGGACCTTGCCCTGCTGACCACCATCATGCAGTATTTGGCCGCGTCCAACGCAAAGGCACTGGATAAGTCCTGCATCTACGGCACCGGCACCAAGATGCCCGTCGGTATCATTACCCGTCTGGCCGCATCTTCTAAGCCGGAGTGGTGGGGCGCAAATCAGGGTGCGTTTACCGATCTGCACGAGAGCCACATCCTCAAGCTGGATCTCGGCGCAAAGTACGGCGAAGAATTTTTCCAGAAGCTCTGCGAGGCGACCGGCGTCCCGTCCCCGAACTACTCGGACGGCCGGGCTGTGTGGTTCTGCAACCGCAAGACGCACCTCGACATCGTGGCGCGCAGCCTGAACTTTAACTCGGCCGCCGCTCTGGTCGCCGGTGTCAGCGACACGATGCCCGTCATCGGCGGCACGTTTGTTGAGCTTGATTTCATGCAGGACTATGACGTCTGCGGCGGCTTCGGCTCGCTGTACAGTCTGGCCCAGCGTGAGGGCATGGTCATTGATTCCAACGCGAGTGTCAAGTGGCTCCAGAACATGACCTGCTTCAAGGGCCTTGCCCGCTACGACGGCAAGCCGGCGATCGGCGAAGCGTTCGTGCTGTTCAACTACAAAAATACCGCGCCGAAGACGACTGCCACGTTCGGCGTCGACTACGCCAACGAAGGGCTTGGCACCCTGATCGTCACGACGGCGGCCGGGGCGTCCGGCAAGACGACCGTTACGGTCGCAGGCAATGCCAGCGCGAACAAGCTCCGCTATAAGCTCGCAGGCGCTCCGCTGTCGGTCGAGGCCGGTGAGAAGCTGGATGCCAGCTGGACGGCAATGACCTCCGGCGCTTCGGTCGCGGCCGCGACCGGGAACGTCATCACGGTCGTCGAGATCGACGCCAGCGGCAAGGCTGTCAAGCTCGGCTCTGCGACCTGCACGGCCGGCGCGTAAGGAAGGAGGCGGCCTGATTGTCTGAGCCTTGTGCGAACACGTCGCAGCAGCTTGACCTGCTTTGCGTGGATCTCGGCCTGATGCGGATCAGTGACGATCAGGCCGCATATCTGGGCAACCTGCTTGCGCAGGCTGCCCGATACATCGAAACCAAAGGTATTACGCTTGATCCCGCGAGCGATGAGGATAACGGCCTCATCGCCCGCGTCGCCGCATGGATGTACCGCAGCCGCGCCACGACCGCGGACACTCCGCTGCCGTCCGGCCTCAAATCGTATCTGCACGATAAGCTGCTGCAGCAGAAGATGCGGGAGGTGACGCCATGATCTATGATCAGATCCTCGACGTCCACGACCTGCGCCCCGGCTCGTCTCCTCTGCTGGCAAAGCTCGGCCCCGGCACGCCGTACTATTATGCCGAGCAGGAGGTTTATGCCTCGCGCTACTACGCCGGAAAGCAGGCCAACAGCAAGATCGTCAAGCTTGTCTGCGTCCCGCGCAGCATGGATGAGCCGCCGATCACTTCCGACCAGTATGTCAGCCTGACGGGCTACGAGGGCCGCCACATCTACAAGATCGATCAGGCGCAGTATGGATATGATGACAACGGTCTGCCGTGTACAACGCTGAGCCTGACCGAGCCGGAGGGAAAAAATGAGCTATTCGAGGATTGAGTCCATTTTGGACACTGCCGTCCCGGATGGCGTTAATGTCTATAAGGTCCAGGCAAGTCCGAGTGAGGAGCGCTATGTCGTCTGGACTCCGACCGGCACGCGGTCGGAGCGGGCAGAGGGCGCGCCGATCTGCACAGTCAAGCTTGGCGTCGTCACAGTGGCCACGCAGACGGAAAACGATCCGCTTCCGGCGCAGATCATTGCGGCGCTCATTGCCAGCCGTGTTGCGGTCGGGCAGGATGAGCAGAGTTTTGATGAGTCGACTATGACGTACTACACGGATATCCCATTTGAGGTGATCTGAAATGGCGGAGTTTGAAGCCGAAGTAAAGGCGCAGGACATCATCAGGGAACTCAAGGCAGACAGACTTTTCACTGATGAGAATCTGAAAACGATCCTGTCTGCCGGTGCGGATACGGTGCTGGCCAGTGTAAAATCTGCTTATGTTGCTGCCGGCCACAATCGCCGGACCGGAGAAACTTTTCGGCACATCGTCCGGCCCAATACGGTCAAGCGCGACAAGCAGGATATCCCGTATATGGTCGTCACGCTGCGCGGGAAGGATAAACGGCAGCAGCCGTATAACGTCAAGGGCTTTGTTCTCAATTACGGCCGCAAGGCGCATCGGGCGTGGAAGCGCAGGGGCGGCGCGATCAAGGCGGACTATTACTGGACGCAAGCGGTCAAGGCTGCGCGCGACGCCTCGAACGAGGCTATGCGCAAAGAAGCTTTGAAGATTTTGAACAAATAAGGAGGGGCTTATGCCTGCATATGATCTGCGGTACATTCAGGCCGCAAAATATACCAAGTCCGATTCTGACAACACTGTGACCTACAGTGATGTCACAAAGGTCGGCGACGCCATGACGGCAAACTTCGAGCTGCGCAACGCCGAAGGTCGCCTGTATGCCGAAAGTTCCCTTGCTGAGTATATGCGCAAGGCGACCGGCGGCACGATCTCGCTCGGCGTCAAATATATCACCGAGGCCGCACAGGTGCTGCTGTACAAGGCCGTCAAGACGACCAGATCCGTCAAGACAAAATCTATCAGCGTGATCCGGTACGGCAAGACATCCACCAGCCAGTACGTCGGTGTCTCGTTCTACGCGCCCGACATGATCGACGGCGTGGAGAAGTTTACCTGCATCTTTATCGGCCGCGCGCTCTTCGGCCCGCCCAGCCACACCTACCAGACCCTCGGCGAAAACATCACGTTCAACACGCCGGTGACGTCGGGTGAATTCCTTGTCGATGCACTTGACAATCTTGTCGAGATTGCCACCTGCGACTCCGAAGAGGATGCCAAAGCATACTGCGATGCTGTCCTCGGCAAGACTGCATAAGGAGGCCGGTCATGTACCTACAGCCGAAACCCCTGCCGTTTGAGTACGACGGGAAAATCTATCAGCTTTACGTCAACATGAACGTCCTGGCAGACCTGCAGGAACTGCACGGCGGTACGCTCGACCCGCTGCTGTCCCGGAAGCGGACCATGAAAAACATCTTTGAGACAGTGGCCGCCGCCATGAATGAGTACGCCTACGACCAGGGCTGGCCGGAGCGTTTCACGAGCCGCGATGTCGGCAAGATGATGACGGCCAAGCGCTTCGGTGAGATCGCAGACAGAATCATTGAAATGACCTTTCAGGCGATCTATGAACCGGACACGGAGCGTCCGGGCGAAGCTCAGCCGGCCGGGAACCAGTCGGAGGAATCCGACGAAAAAAAAGAACAGACCACGCAGCCGAACCCTACAGCATCCGATTCGCGTGGTACCTAAACATTTGGATCAACGTCCTGCACAACGATGAGGCTGTATTTTGGAGGACGATGACGCCGGCGCGGTGCATGGCAATCTATCGGGAATACTTTTCCCTTGCCACGCCGCGCCGGTCTGCATCTCAGGCAATGCCAGGCGGCAGATATGTCGATCTGGATCAGCCGTCCGGCTTGTCGTTGCACGACTATCTTGTATCAGGGGGGCTTTAAATGGCTGACGCCACCATTAGCACAAAAATCAAACTGGACGGCGAAGCCGAGTACAAACAGCGGGTCTCCGAGATCAATGCCGCGCTTGGAACGCTGGACAGCAAGATCAAACTGCTTAACACAACCTATTCCGAAAACGAAAACAGCATCAAGGGCCTGACGGAGATCAACGAGGTTCTGAACCAAAAGATCCTGACGCAGCGCGAGAAGGTCGAGCAGCTACAGGAGATGCTGCAGAAGTCTGCTAAGGCCTATGGTATATCCGACACAACGACCCAAAAATACCAGCAGCAGCTGAATAACGCCGAGGCCGCTCTTGTGAAAATGGAGCGTGCATTGGCTGATAATACATCTAAGCTGGAGGCGGCCGGCGGTGCTGCCGACAATTTTTCGGATGGACTGAAGGATCTAGCCGAGCGAACCGGAGAATTGGAACAAAGCCTGAACGGAGACAAGGAACAGAAATATAAAGAATCGGTCGACAGGGTCAGCGCCAGCATTGAGGTACTGGATGCGGAAATGCAGAAAGTCGCGGCAAAATACGCGGATGATGCTGAATCAGCGGCATTGGCTGCAGCAAAGACGGAGCTTCTGACACAAAAGATCAGTTTGCAGTATGACAAGATCGATCTTTTGAGTGCAGGCCTTGACGAAGCTGCGGAGAAATACGGATTCGGTTCTGTAGAAACAAGTAAATGGCAGAAAGCCCTTTATAATGCGGAAACAGAGCTTTACAAACTGAACGGCCAGCTGAAAAGCAACACCGAGCAGGTGGAGGACACCACCGATGCAACTGAGGAGGCCGAGCAGAGCATGGGCAACCTCGGAGACGTGGTGAACGGCCTGACGTCCAAGCTCGGCATCCAGCTGCCGGACAGCATGAAGCAGTCCATGAACGCCATGGGCAGCCTCGACGCCTCGTCGCTGGCGCTGGCGGGCGGCTTTGCCGCTGTTGCCGCGGCGATTGTCAAGGCTGAAAAGGCACTGATCTCTATGACGAAGGAAGCCGCCTCAAACGCCGACGATCTGCTGACGCTGGCCTCCGTGACCGGCACGACAACCGACTCCGTGCAGGAGCTCAACTACATGGCCGACCTCACGGACGTCTCCTTTGACCGCATCAAGGACAGCCTCAAAGAGACCACCAACAAAATGCAGGAGGCCGCGACCGGCACCGGCGACGCCTATGAGGCGTACAAGCAGCTGCGCGTCGAGATCACCAACGCCGACGGCAGCCTCCGCAGCGCGCAGGCCGTTTTTCTTGACACCATCGACGCGCTCGGCGACATGAAGAACCAGACCGAGCGGGACGCGCTGGCCATGGACCTCATGTCCGAGTCCGCGCAGGAGCTCAATCCGCTCATCGACCTCGGCGTTGAGAAAATGCGGGCTTACGCGCAGGAAGCGCATGATATGGGCTATGTCCTTGACAACGACGCGCTCAAATCCCTGCAGGGCGTCGACGACGCCTACGCCCGCCTACAGAACACGCAGGAAGGCGTCAAGAATCAGCTTTCCGCTGAGTTCGCCCCGTACCTGGAAGAATTCTACGGAGATGTCACCAACGGCATCAAGTATATCGGCGATGTACTGCAGCAGTCAGGGCTGGTCGACTCCTTCGGCATGCTGCTCGAGACGGCGGGCGAGATCATCAATCCGATGGATACCCTGTCCAATGACAAGGTCCCGGCTCTGACGAAGGCGCTGCGCCCGCTGTCGGAGGTCATGGCAGCCATTGCCGACGCCGGGGACTTCCTGTCCGGGCTGCTGACGCTCGATTTCAACAAGATGGGCACAGCGCTTGGCCTGAACTACAGCAAGGGCCAGATGTCGAACTTCCAGCGCCTGAACACCAAGTGGATGCAGCAGGACACCAACCGGACCACCGCCGCCAACGGCTACGGCAGCTACTTCGACACCGACACCGGCAAAGCCTACGGCAACATGGAGGCCTACGCCAACGCGCAGTATGAATCGCTCGTTCGCTCGGGTGACAGCTCCGTGCTCGGAAAGTCGCAGGATCTCTGGGTGCAGGAATATATCAAAAAGCTTCGCGGCAACGCCGCCGGCACGGACAACTGGTCTGGCGGCTGGACGCGGGTCAACGAGAACGGCCTCGAGCGGATCTATCTCCCCTCCGGCTCGCGCATCCAGACGGCCAGCGAGACCCGCTACACCTCCGGCGATACCTACAACACCACCGTCTACGTCGACCACGTCGAAGACCTCGACACCATCCTCCGCATCGCCAAAAACGCACGCATCACAACCAGAATGGGGGCGAAGTAAATGCCGACGTTTACAGTGCAGGCAAGCGGCTCGACAGCAGTCGCGAAGAACCACCCGAACACAAACTATTCGGATCTTACACAGTACAAATTCTTCGTAGAGCCGTTTACAGGAGACGCGGGAAACATTAAGCGAGGGGATAACGTATATATCAACTTCCCTGTGCCGGGCGACGCATACAAGTTCAAACGGGTAACAAAAGTAACGCTTGCATTTTATGCACAGCCAACAGCAGAAAGCGACGCTACATACAAGGGGATTTGGACATATGTAAATGCGTTGGCGAGTCAATTTGATGCGGATGCAATGACATATGCGACAAGGCCTGAGATATACCAGACCTTCACAGGGATCTCGGAGCAAGCAAACGGAAACTGGACGGCTCTGAATGAAATCATACAGCTAAATGCAGTTTTTGACCTGAAAAATTACAAATCAAAAAAAGAAGAACTGCAGCAAGGAATAAGAAATGGCTTTGTGGTCGCGCTTCGAGGAGGAGAATCAGGGACAAGCGAGGCGATCATATTCGGCGCAAAGTCAACACGGAAGCCATCGCTGGTGTGCGAGTATTCGGACGACACTGTAGGGATAACAGCGGATGGGTTTGCTCCGACAGCCGGCGCTTTTGTGAACAGATTTGAAAAAAATATGTTTACATGGCGCTGTGACGATGACACAGCCGACTCACAGGTCTGCTTCGCAGAGATAAAGCAAACCTCCGCAGTTTTCGAGTGGCGCGTAAAAAATGCGAGCACCTCAAAGACAATCAGCGTCTCCGGCGCGACGACCTCTTGCACGGTCCCGGCAAACACATTCCCGTCCGGGACGATCGAGTGGCGCGTAAAGGTGACGGCGAACAGCGGAACGACAACAACGTCTGCATGGCAGGAGATCACGACCACGGACGTCACCCCGACGGCCAAGCCTGTTTCCCCATCCGGCATCGTCATCGACGCGACAATCGTCAACCGCTTTTCGTGGCAGCACATCATTTCCACCGGCACGCCGCAGAGCAAGGCCGACCTGCAGTGGTCCGCCGACGGCACGACCTGGAACACGCTCGCGACCGTCACCGGCGAAAATCAGTACTACGACGTGCCCGCGAACACCTTTACGAGCGGGACGAAATACTGGCGCGTGCGAACCTACAACACCGACGGCACGGCCTCGGCGTGGAGCGAAAAGGCCGAGTTTATCGCCATCAACGCCCCATCGGCCCCGTCCATCGTCATCCAGTCCACCGGCCCGCGCCCGCGCATCACCTGGCAGACCTCTGAGCAGGAGGCCTATCAGTTGACGCTCTCGAGCGGCTACGCCTCCGGCACGGTCTACGGCACGGAAAAGACATGGCGCTCGCCGGTCTATCTCGCTGACGGCAGCTACACCGTCCGCGTCCGCGTGCAGAACAAGTACGGCATGTGGTCCGAGTGGAGCGCAGCCGCGCTCCCCGTTTCGCACACCGAGGGCGAGGCGATCACACTGTCGGTCGATGCGGCCCACGAGGCCGCGCTGACCTGGCAGACCGCAGGCAGCTATGATTTTTATCTGATCGAGCGGGACGGCGTGGCCATCGCCCGCACCGTCCAAAAGCAGTACATCGACCACACCAGCATCGGCAGCGTGACCTACCGCGTCCGCGGCTGCTACGACGAAAGCGACAACTACGGCGTGTCCAATTCCGACACCGCCGAGATCCTGCCCGAGACCAACATGATCTGCGACCTCGAGACCGGCGTATGGCTCGAGATGCGCCTGTCCGAAACGCAGCTGCGCACCAACCGCACCAGCTTCTCGGCCGGGGTCTCGACCGTCCATCTGGCGGGCCTTGCCTATCCCATCGAGGAGCGCAGCGAGCAGCGCGACCGCGCCCTGTCCGTCGCCTGCGCCTGGCCGCACGCGCAGCGGGCCGCCGCTATCGCGCTGGAAGCCCTTGTCGGCCGCCTCGTCTGCCTCAAAGACCGATACGGAAACATGGTCATCGGCTCGCTCCCGTCGCTCGAGAGCAACTGCGACGAGTTCATGCGCCGCTATTCCTTCACCATCTCGCACACGAACCGGGAGGAGGCGATCACCCTTGACCCGTGACGTCCGCTTCCGCGTAGACGTGCTCAGAAACGGCGCGCCCATCACCCACCTCCAATGGGACACCGGCAGCGCCCCGCAGATCATCGCCAGCCGCGACGCGACGATCCACACCAGCATCAAGGGCACCTTCCTCGTCAACGACGCGGTCGACTACCTCTCCGACGAGCTCCAGCCTGTCATGACCATCGACGGGCAGGAGACGCCCCTCGGCATCTATCAGGCCGCGACCCCGAGCATCAAGGGCGCGGCCGGTCAGAAGCGCGTCGAGGTCGAGGCCTACGACCGCTGCTGGCGCGTCTACAGCAACCGCACCGAGACCATCCTGCACCTGTCCGCCGGTGCGTCCTATCTCACCGAGATCCGCAAGCTGCTCACCGCCTGCGGCGTCGCGCTCGTCATTGCGACGCCGTCGGACGCGACGCTGCAGACCGACCGCGAGGACTGGGATGTCGGCACGAGCTACCTGACCATCGTCAACGACCTGCTGGCCGAGATCAACTACAACAGCCTCTGGTTCGACGCCTCTGGCGTCGCCCGTCTCGAGCCCTATCAGGAGCCGAGCGCGCAGAACATCGACTGGTCCTACGGCACGACGGACCTCTTCCTTCCGGACCGGCATCCGGGGCCGAACTTCTCAGATGAGGAAGACATATTCGACGCGCCGAACGTCTTTATCTGCGTCTGCTCCAACCCGGATCTGGAGAAGCCCATGGCCGCAACGGCCGTTAACGACAATCCGCAGTCGCGCAAGTCCACCTTCCGGCGGAACATGCGCATCGCCTCGCTCATCAAAGTCGACAACATCGCCTCGCAGGAGGAGCTGCAGGCCTACGCCGACCGCATGCGCAACGAGTCGCTCCTGTCCGCCCGGGCCATCACGTTTTATACCCTCAATGACCCCGGCCACGGCATCGGTGACGTCCTCGCGCTCACGCACGACGACATCGGCGGCATTTACCTAGAGACCGGCTGGCAGATGCAGCTGTCAGCCGGAAGCCTGATGACACACTCTGCAAAAAGGACGGTGATTGCGTAAATGGAAGGCGTAGACAGCCTGTACACCGAAGAACCCGAAGAGAAGCAGACCGAAGAACAGCAGCAGCCATTCCAGCTGGCCGTCATTGCGACGGTCGAGGAAGACGGCCTGACCCTCACGCCTGACGGCGCGGAGGAGCCGACCGAGAAGCATTTTAAATGCAACACCGGCATCAACTTCGCCGCCGGACAGCGCGTGGCCGTCCTAGAGCTGTCCGGCAGCAAGGTCGTCATGTTCCCGATCGGCAACCCCGGCGCGGACGCGCCGGCGAAGATCCCAACCGGCGGTACGGCCGGGCAGGTGCTCAAAAAATCGTCCGACAACGACTACGCGCTCACATGGGGCAGCATTACCGGCCTCCTGCCGACCGGAGGAACGAGCGGACAGATCCTCAAAAAGTCAGGAAATGCCGACTACGCCGTCGAATGGGGCGACATCAACGGTGCTCTGCCGCCCGGCGGAACGACGGGACAGGTGCTCAAAAAATCCAGCGCCACCGACTACGCCGTCACCTGGGGCAGCCCCGACGGCCTCCTGCCGACCGGCGGCACCGATGGTCAGGTCCTGCTCAAAAACGGCGCGAGCAACTACGCCGCCAAGTGGGGCAGCATCACCGGCGCGCTCCCGACCGGCGGAACATCCGGTCAGGTGCTGAAAAAATCCAGCGCCACCAACTACGCTTGCACGTGGGGCAACGTCGACGGCACGCTTCCGAGCGGCGGCACCGACGGCCAGGTGCTCCTGAAAAACGGATCGACGGCCTACGCCGCGAAGTGGGGCACGGTATCCGCCGCAGGACTCAAGAGCGGATACAATTCGCTGGAGCTGAAAACAAAAACCCTGACGCCGTCCTCGAACGGCTTTGAGATAGGGACATCGAGCTATCCCGTGACAGTCAGGGGAGACGAAATCGTGCTGTATTACAGTTCATACCGCTACTGCACCCTTGCGTGCAACTCATCCGGGAAGCTGACCGTCAACGGCACAGCCATCAACTAAGGAGGGCATCATGAAATTATACGACATCGCGCTCGCGGCAAAGCCACTGCAAAAGCTCATCGAACAGGACCTGCCGCTCCGGCAGGCCTATCAGCTCGCCATGCTGGCGACCAGGCTCAACCCAACACTCGAATTCTACGGAAACCAGCTCATGAGCGGGCGGCCGCAGGCGGAGCTGAACGAGCTGGACGCCGACGCGCTCCCCGAGCTGCCGCACATCACGCTTCCGCTCGACCTCGATATCCGGCTTTCCGCCGGGGATATCAAGTGCCTTGAGCCGTTTGTGACCTTCGAAGGAGCTGATAACGCATGATCACCATCCACTGCTCCCGCGCGTGCGCGCATCTGGCGTCGCCGCCGGAGCTTTTGACGGCGGGAATGAGCAAAGCCGTGACGGTGCAGTTCGTCTTCTCGCCCGAGTGGGACGGGCTGACGAAGACCGCCGTCTTCTCAAACGGCAAGACCACCGTCGACGTTCTGGCGGCGAACTGGGACGGGGATACCGTTCCCGTCCCGCACGAAGTTCTCGCCGTCCCGGGCCGCCACGCCCGCGTGGGCGTCTATGGCGCGGACGAAAGCGGCGTCGTCCTGCCGACCGTCTGGGTGAGCCTCGGCAAGGTCCAGCCCGGCGCGGATCCGTCCGGCGACGCCTCGGCCGACCCGGCCCTGCCTGTCTGGGCGCAGCTGCAGAAGCAGATCGGCGATCTGGACGACCTCAAGACCTACAACAAGGGCAACCTCGTCGACGCCATCAACGAGGCCCGCAACTCCGGCGGCGGCTCTGGTGGCGGGGGCATCCAGTCGGCACAGATCGACGCGATCCTCGTGATGACAAAATCAGAATATGACGCGCTGGACAAAAAGGACGCGCGGACACTGTATCTGTTGGAGGGATAACATGCTGGCAGTTGGACTCAAACGCATTCTGGAGCTGTTCATCGGCTCCATGGGCATCAAATCCGCCCACCTGGGCACGAAAACCATCTACGAAAGACCGGGCGGATTTTTGTACATTGAACTCACAAGCGAAGAAAGGGGATAAATCCAGATGGCAAGTTTTTTCAATCTGACACTTGATACGCTGGCACCTGCCGGCCTATCGCTGATCCTGAACGACGGTGCACAGTACGCGACCAGCGCGACCGTCACGGCGAAGATCTCTGTCTCCGACGAGACAACGACGGGCTACCAGATGAAGATCTGGGGCACGAAGACGGCGGAGACCGAGGCGGAAGCGTCGTGGGAGACATTCGCCAAGACAAAATCCATCACGCTGCCCGACGGAGACGGCCTCAAGACGATTTATGTCAAGATGCGCGACGACGTCGGCAACGAAACGGCCGCAGTCAGCGACACGATCACGCTCAACACGTCGATTCCTGCCGTGACCATCACCGGCCCCGACAAGAGCAGGATCTCGAAGGTCACGGGCTACGATGCAGCGGCGTTCTCCTTCGTCTGCGACGTGGACTTTGAGGAATACACCATTCGCGTCGTCCCGGCGACGAGCAGCCTGCACACGGCGGGCACGCAGATCCCGACGACGGGCGGCTCCACCAACGTCAGCGGCACGGAGGGAGGCTACAAGAAGAACACCTCCATCAACGTCACTGTCAAGGGCGCGGACCTCGAGGCAGCGTCTTCCGGCGACGGCACGAAGATCGTCAAGGTCTTCGTCAAGAACGCCGCCGGGACCTGGAGTGCCGCCTGATGGCCGCGCCGCAGCTGACATTCTCCATCACGGGCAACAAGATCTCGGCGGTCTCGGGGTTCGACTCGATCACCGTTTCCTTCTCGTCGGACATCGCCTACACGGCCTTCGAGTGCCGCGCGACGAAGTCCGGCGAGGATTGGGGCCGCGGGAAGGGCGCTTTGATCGCGTCCTTCTCCCAGACCCCGGCGGGCACGCAGCGCACCTTTGAGGTTTACGACGATTTTCTGCTTTCCGGTGATGGGGAATACCGCATTTCGTTGTTCGCGCAGGGCGCGGACGGCAGCTGGAACGACAACTACGGCTTTATCTCGCTGGGAGAGTCGCAGGCGCTGAAGACCGCGGACGGCGAGGATTTTCTGTGTATGAAGGAGTGATCGTATGGCTTACAACAGCCAGTTTACCGGCGCGCAGATCGACGAGGCTATCGCCGACGTGCGCAGCAACAAAGACGCGTGGAACGGAAAGCAAGATGTGATCCTCGCCTCCGGCGCTTCCGTCGGGGACCTGATCAAGGTCAAGGCGGTGGACGCCAGCGGGAAGCCGACGGCGTGGGCGGTGGCCGTGGCGGGCACGGACTATATGAAGACCGGCAACATCACCAAGCAGACGCTCGTAGCCTCGGAGACCACGCCGACCGAGAACTACGCCATCAACTGGCAGTATGAGTGAGGAGGCCCCATGGCGCACAAGACATTGATCTCCGGCACGGCCTATTCCGTGACGGGTGGCCGGGATCTGATCGGCGGCACAGGCTACGGATGCAAAGCCGGGAAGAACCTCATCGGCGGGACGGCGTTCACCGTACCGTTTTCGAAGGGCATTCCCCTGAACACCATCACCCCCGGCGCGATCCTGTACCTGAATGAATCCGGCAGCCCCGTGCCGTTTTATATTGCGAAGCACGACTACGAGAGCGGACTTAACGGCGCAGGGCGCACGCTGATTGTGCGCAAGGAATGCTACGAACGAATTGTGTTCTCCCAGTGGAGCACCTCCAACCTATTCCCAACATCCACTGTATCCGATTTCCTCGCGGATACATGGTTCGGGCTGTTGGACTCTGCCATTCAAGGCGCGGCAGGGCAAACAAAAATTTACTGCTACATCGATGAATATCAAACGAGGAGAGAATTAACGAAAAATGCGTTTATACTGTCCATAGGTGAGCTGAAGAGCGGAGGCGGAGATGGGACTCCATTGGACCAGACGGTGCGTAGCCTGCTTGCTGTCGCAAAACTAAATGGATCTAATATTCATCAATGGACCAGAACCCCAAAAGAATATTCAAGTACAGACGTGTACGTGTTGGATACCGCCGGGAATGTCACCGAACAGTACTGTGGAAACGGGAACGGCGTCCGCCCCGCCTTCACCCTTC